TGAAGAATCAAGTTTTAATTGTTCCCGTTGAGTCCTAACCAAATCACTAAGCAAACTGTTAGTGATCATATGCTGTTTCAATTGAGCAGCAGCTATCGTCCCGTCGCCACTGCCACCAAAGATTGCGGCTTTGATACGACTGGAGTCTCCAGATCCACCAAAAGTTTTAGTTATGTCAGCCATTAGATTGGTTCTGCTGTCTTAATTTTTCCTCTTCAAGATGTTGTAATAATAATGTCACATATATCTCTCGCTCCCAAGGAAGTAGATTCTCTAGTTCTGTTAGAGAATACTTATGATGTTGCATAAGAGAGAAGTTAGTCCTGAAATAGTTTTCAAGACTGTTATACGACATCACGAGCCGAAAAAAGCGGCTAGTCCCTCAATAGTGTACTCGTTATCAACGCCAGTGTTAGGGTTCTTCACAGTAAGAGTGTGAGATAACTTAGGCATATTGGCAAAGAATTTCTGTAGGTTTTCAAATTGTTTAGATGTTAAACTATCTAGGAACCCACTAAGTTCTTTCTTAGTTGCGTCAGAAGCCTCGTGTACTGTTTCACCTTCAATAATCTGATCGATACACTGTGCGATCACCTCAAATGCCTCTTCAGGTTTGGGATTTGTTGAAAAGTTATTCTTGACAAAGGTATCTAGTTGAGGATACTTCATCTTGACAGTGATAGTGTCAGTAATCTTTACCATATCACTGATGCCTTCAGGTTTAACAACCTTCACGTCATCTAAGTCAATGGATACATCAACTACTGTTTCATTGTCATCAGTACAAGTAATCTTAAGATCTAGTTGCTCACTAACAGATTTACCACGGATTTGTAGGAATAAAAATTCCAAATCAAACATAGGTATATTTCTGACTTTTAATCTACTCTGAATACAATTAGTAAGAAGAGTACATACAGCATCAGTAATCTGTTTCTCATCCTCTGACTCCATAGCCATCAACAGTACCTTCTCTTCTTTAACTAAGAAGGGACGGAACTTAATTGTCTGACCAGTAGAAGGAAGTTCAGTGGTATAAATCGGCACCTCAATTTTTGGTAAAGGCATAGTATGTTCAGTTCAGTATCTTTATTTAGACGGGATGTCGGGAAGCATTCTTAGCACAGTAAATCACAGTCCTACCACTCCTAGGTTCCTTACCTAAGACCAGACCAGCATTTATATGATCACGATTAGCATCAAAGTTCCCATTATATATCCCATTCAATACTTTTTGTGTCTCATCATCGAACTCTAAGTTGCCACCTATCTTCTTACGAAATGGTTTGGAATATAATTTAACAGCATTCTTAGATGGATAGAAGGGTAACTTGAACCCCAACATACCATCCACAGCTAGTGCTTCTTCTATTGTCTTCCAGTTAGTACCATTAATATCATTAAGAGTCTCTAGTACCTCAGTAGTTCCAATGAAATACGTTACCATTAGAGCACGAGTCACCATACCAGCAGTAAATCTATCTGCTGCTTGAATGTTGATATAATAATCATCATCTTCTATGACATCTATAAAGACCTTAGAGCTAGGTTTTATAGGAATGTTGAGATGATCTGCTACTTTCTTTAAGTTGCTACCGTAATCTGGTTCATCATTTCTCCAGTTAGATGTACGGTCACCGAAATACTGATGAGTTACCTTATCACCAGTGTATTTGTGAAGGCAGTTCCTCTCTCTGTTTATGAAATATAATTTACACTTGTAAGTATCAGGTTCATATTGAACAACAAAAAGATCTAGACCAGACGTAAGAGATTCCTTCTTAACGCTAGCTAGATCCAAACAGTAGTCAAGATTAAACATAAAAAATCTAAAGGGTCAAAAAATTTGCCGAGTTTTTTTTCCAGTTTTTTTAGAATATGCTATTGAATGTGTCAGTAAATTCTGAGAATGCATCCTTAACATTATCTATCGCACCTTCAAAGGAAGTAGGTGCTTTGTTTGAACTCTTAATGTTATTGGTGGTACTCAGGAGATTCTTTCTAGCATCTTCATACTGCACCTCAAACCTTTCGTAGTGGAAGTTAACAGTAGCAGTCATCAAGGTTCCTGTTCCAGCATCCAATGGTACTGCATCAATAGAGTATGGATAAGCGTGGGTAAAGAAGTACCTCATACTTCTACCTTGCTCATTATATCTTGGACCAGGTTCAAACTTATCTACTATGATTGTCCTCATATAATCGTCAGGATATGACATACGAGTGAAACGATTTCTATTACGCTGAGGGTAATGAGTCATCTCATTCGGAATCCTTTCCTTCTGATCAAACATACTCTTCTCTTGAAATATTCTATCAAACCAAGAGTTCATTACTTTGAACGCAGTCATATTTGCATCGCAAATAAAACTGAGACCTAGATCACCATACATTTTCATCGTAGGAAATTTATACGATGATCCTGTGTAGTAACCATTTACTTGAGACGTAGCAGCAGTAACACTAGGTAATGATGCGTTGTTACAAAGAACCTCCAGTGTACTTCGATCGAAATTAACTGGGAAGTCACTGCTAAAGATTCCTCCTGTTAGATCAGGGAAAACAACACGAAACTGGTTGGACTTTGCAATCCCACCACCCCGTACTAGTTTCTCCTGTACCTTTGAATAAAGATTTGCCATCTAAATAGGCTAAAGGAATACATCTTATTTATGTACAAGCAAGGCGTATATATTCCGAAGAACGTCCACAAGTACCGTGGAGATCACAGAAATATATTCTTTCGCTCCTCTTGGGAGCAGAAATTTATGAAGTACTGTGATACACACCCCTACATTCTGGAGTGGGGAAGTGAGGAGATATGGATACCATACAAGAATCCTTTAACCAATAGAGTTAGTCGGTACTACCCTGACTTCTATATAAAAGTGAAGGATAAAGAAGGTAGGTTAAAGAAATATATTATTGAGATCAAACCGATCAAACAAACCAAACCTCCAGACAAATCTAAGTCTAAGAAACGATACCTCTTTGAAGCACACACTTATGCTAAGAACCAAGCGAAGTGGGACGCAGCTAAGAAGTATTGTAGAAAAAGACAAGCAGAATTTTTAGTCTTCACAGAGAAAGAACTTGGACTCCGTTTTTGAAAAACTAGAAGCAGCACAGGATGGTCAAGATAGACCAGAGACTTGGTGGAAGAAGGCAGCTTCTATAGCATTGCGTTCTAGTTTCAGCGAGACAACTAAAGAACAGATCATAGTGAGAGAGCAATCAAATACTGACGATGGTAATGGTGTCAGGTTTACACCACGAGTAGGTACTATGGTACTGTTTGAGTACGATGCCAAGGCAACTAAAAAATACCTACCCTTCTACGACCAGTTACCAGTAGGTATAATATTAAGTAGAAAGAGAGATCATTTTTATATGGCTAACCTACATTATGTCAGTCCCAAGAAGAGATTGAAGACACTTGCTGCTCTATTGAAGGGTAAGATAGATGTACCTAGAAAAGTTATCCATAAATACAAACGTGAAGATGTAGAAAATGGTCTCTACATAGAAATTGCTGAGACTGACTGGGATTCTGCAATCTATATGCCTCTCGAAAGATTTGTAAAGTTTCAAGGGAATATAGAGCTACCTATCAGTTCCAAATCGGTATGGTTTAAGAATGATCCTGCGACAAAATTTAGGTTCCGTGCCAAACGTAAGATTCAATGAATTTATCAGAGATACTATCATCTAGTAACGCATCGTTAAGGTTTCCACTCGACAAAGTAGAAACTGCTGATGATTATATGATGTTCACTGTCTACAAATACAGTCCTCCATTTAGAAAGGCAAAGTGTTTGGGAGATAATAGTGGTAACAATTATGGTGGTAATTATTCTGAGTATGACATAACTGGACTAGGTGGTGGTGAATTTGATTCTTCTACCTACAAAAAGATAGTCCTCTATATGCCAGAGGATATAGGACAAAGTGCTAGTAGAACTTGGACGGAAGCAAGTGTAGGACCACTTGGACTAGCTGCAATGAGAGCAGCAGGTTCAATGATAGGAGGTGCAGGTTCAGGTCAGTTCTGGACTGGTGCACAGGAAGCATCAAATGAAATAACGAGTGACTCATCTATACTTCCAGCATTAGTAAGAGGTGTTGCTGCAAATGCTGCAACCAAGATAGCAGGTGGTTTGGATGCTAATCAAAT